CGAGAGCTCTTTTTGGGATAGATGATCTTAACAGGATTATTCGTAATGAAGATCAACTCTCCGTCTAAATCGAGACCAGCTGCAGTAGCATTTCCATTTACATGATTTAGCTTATTCATAACACCGAGCTTGATTGATCCTGGTCTTACTGTAGAGATAAGCGTCTTTAAGTCATGCTTCTTAATAAGCTTTGCTTGTTTAGCTTTATCTCCGCCGGTACGAGTCCATGCTTGTTCAAGCTTTTTAAATGGAACAACCTTAGCTTCATGGAGCTCGATTGTGTAAGTTGCGGTGTTTGTGTTTAGTATTCTCATTGATCCCATTATAGTTATGTGCGTGCTGTAATATTGTATTTATATATATATGCTAGTTCATTTGTAGCATAATCGTGTTATTTTCCAAATTCATGACCAGCTACTCGTTTCATTTGCTTACTGTATTCTTTAAAATCTGGTTTTGCTTTATATAGCTTAATAGAAATTTCTGGGCGTTCTTTTCCCTTTATACGCCATTTATAACCTTTTTCAAGGTGTTCTGGATCTGTAGTTTTAACTACTCGTCTCTCATATCCTTGTTCCCATGTTTCTCCCTTATACTTGCCTGTGCCTTCTCCGAGTTGCTTTGAGATCCAGTCTCTCGCAATTTTGCTTTGTGGCGCTCCTTTGGCAAATGCTGCCATCTTTTTATATGCAGATGTTGTTGCCTTCTCAATGTTTGAACCTTCAGAGTTATCCACAATAACGAAATTAGATTTAAATATAGATTGGAACTTACCAATATTATTTTGAACCTCAGTCCACATTTTTTGTACTACTTTATCGAGAAGTGATCGTGATCGCATTTTATTTCTCTTTAACGCTGTTTCCATATCGGTGTTAACAAAGATCATTGCTACATCATAACCAAGCGCTTTGAGCATTTCAGATTGCTTCTTAATCTTAGTATAGTCTTTACCTGTTCCATCAATCACCAATCCAAGTCGACCTTCGAGATAAAGGCCCTGTTGTTTTGCTGTCTGAGTTTTTGCCTTCTTTCGAAGCTCTTGGCCTTTAGGACTAAAGATATTATCTGGTGTCGGTTCAATTTTAGCTTTCTTTAATAGCGCTTCAAACTTATCATCTGAATTAACAATCTTAAATCCAAGGGCGGTGAGAGCAGTCTTACCAACTGTGAATGATTTACCAGATCCTGGCCCGCCAGCGAGGAATACTGCTTTGAAGATTGCTGGATCATCAACACCCTCTTCGATATCCTTCGATTCCTTTATTCCCTTATGCTTTTTCCATAAGTCGGCATCGGCTGTTGTTCGCGTCTTACCACCAGTAGCAAACGAGTTGATTCTGGCATAAGCCCATTGAACAGCTGTTGTACCAGGGCGATGGCTTTTCTTCCATGCAGCTAGTCCACGATCAAATACTTGTTTTAGTATTTCGTACGAGATTCCAGTTTTTTCCGCTTTATTGCGAATCCCTTCTTCAGTTGATTCGCCAAACATATCTTTGAACTTCTTAGTATATTTCGATTTAACTAATTTTTTTTTTGCTTCTGTGATCTTATCGAGGAAGTATTTCTTATCATCACTGCCAACGATATAGTTAGTGCATCTTTCTGTGACAGAGTGAGTCTCATCATTTTGATTTACGAACTTATCACCAACAAGGAACACATCTTTAGCGATGTATCTTTCGCGAATGGTAGTGGTTTTCAATTCAATGTGCTCTCGAAAGTTTGTTACTTCTTTTAGTCCCATTCTCTTACGAAGAAGATTAAAGAGCGTCATATCTTCGCCATATTCTTTCGGCAAGCCGTTTGAAAAAGCTTTAAAATCTCCGGAGGCTGCAGCTGCTCTCATTTTAGAAGCAGACATTCCAGAAACATCATTTGAGTCAGGATCTCTATCTCCAGCCGATACAACTAAAATACCATCTGGAAAATCGTAATAACCATGTCTACCCTCGTCTCCGTTATACTTGTTCAATAGTGTTTTAAAATCAGAGATGCGGTCTGATCCAACGACCATTGTTATCTTTGTATATCCTTGATCATAAAGAGAAGATGCAATGTGTAATACCGTCTTTGCCTTTTTATTGTCAACAATGTTTCTTCCATGTTTCGGAAACATCTTGCGCATTGCCACAATCTTCTCCTTGTATTCTAACGGGTTTTTCTTCGGGTCGTTCGACTGTGATGCATAGATGTGATAGTTGTTACCTTTCGCGACAGAAGCGACTTTGGTAATAAGCTTACCATGACCTATTGTAGGAGGATTGAATCTACCAAATGTAAAAACTATCTCCTTCTTCTTCGCTTCTGTAAACTGCTTAAATGATTTCATTATTTACACAATACTAGTTTGCGTATCCTATCTTTGTGAAGTGAGTGTTTGCTGTAGAAGCGTATATTTTATCGGTCGGGTTTTTTCGAAAGGTTAGCGAGCCTTTGCCTGCTAATCCAAAAGAAGCTATTTCTACTCCTTCAGAATCTGTGATGTGTATAACTGCTTCAGCATTATTTTTTTCCACAGCATAAACGTGAGTTGCACCGTCTAAATCAATAGCAGCCAGTGGTCCTTCAATAGTGGTGATTAGTCCTAGGGGGTGAATAGTCATATTATTTTTTCTCTCTATTGGTTATTGGTCTCTTAGCTTTTTCTAAAACAGACAGAGATTCTGCGCTGGTTTCATCGAGACGTTTCTTACGCTTTTGCGCTTGATATGCAAGTATACCATCAGGATCAACATCGGTTCCTGCTTGCTGTGTGTAATCTACAGTGAGGAAGTCTTTGAAATTTATAGGCAACTTGTTCATAATTCTATTTATATGTTTTTGTTACTATCGCTCCCAACCCTTAATGGTATCTGGAGAAAAGTTGTTAGTTGAAAATTCTAGGCGGTCGACCAGTTTTACTGCGCCGTTAGAGGCTGTATCGATTGCAACAAAGCCTTCAGATCCAGTAACCTTAAATCCGTTCTTAGTACGAATGAAAGTATCAAGTTGTTTTACCTGATCCAGTTTACTTATGATAAGCAGCTTAGCATCAACAATCGCGTTCTGAAGTTGGTACATTAGATCAAGGTTTTTCTTATTCTCTTTCGAGAAGAACTTCATTTCCTCTTCATGCTTTGCTGTAACGCTTGCTTTACCCTTTTCGCTTGAACGTTTTTCATATTCCTTCTTAAACTTCTCATCAAACCATGTGATAAGGTCTTGAACATGCTTAGTCGTATTTCCGATGCGCTGGCCTTTACGAACAAGAGTATTATTGAATGTCTCAAGTTTAATTGCGAGGGCTTGATTAGATTCAAGTTCTTTAAGAGTTGAGCCCGCGATCTGTTGAAATATCTTTCCAGCTTTGGCAAGTGCCTCAGATACTTGTTTTGTTCCGCTCGCAGATAGCGTCGCTTTACCTGAAATATCTCTGAAGTTAGCATCTTGATACCAGACAGAAGCTTTCTTTTTGAGGCCCTTTAAATTAACCTTAAAAGATGCTTTCATTGATTCAAAGTCTTTTCCTGTATATGTAGTATGCCATACAACACCGAGATTTGCCTTTTGTATTGTTTTGGCGAGTGCTGATTTTGCAGGTACCGCATAAACAATAGTATTAGGCTGAAAGGTGATATACTTCTCACCGTCGATTGATTCGGTTGCTAAATCACTTTTAGTAAACATGATATCACCCTGAATCACGTCCTTAATGCCAAGATCTTTCAATTCATTAAATGCAATCACTAGCTTTTCTGCAAGATCGCCAGATGTGTCAGCTCTTACTTCAGCTTCTGACTTATACACTTTAGGATCTTTATTGAAGATACCTTTCTTAGCAACAAAGAATTGGCCATCTTCTGGATCGATACCAGCAAAAACTGCAGGTGCTCCATCCCATTTGACTGTTACATCAGTTGAAGAATTACTATTTCCCGCTAGCATATCTCTTAAAGAGCGGAGAGCAAAGATCGCTTCTCTCGTTCCTTTGACACCGCCATAAATGACTGCATCCTCAAGATGTTGCATGTGAGTATTCTTACCAGCTTTGGAAGCTTCGGATAGATATGTTTTAAATGTTTTCATTACTTTAATAGATCAGTGACTGTTTTACCCTTTTCCCAAAATTTACAAGACCAATATTTTGCTTTCCATTTTGGACCTGGATCAGTATCACATTGGAAGCGTGCTCTAAAATTCTTTAAACGAGCTGGATCATCGCGCTTAATGTCCATATTAGGATCGCCAAAACCAAGTTTGATTATGTTGTTCTTATCGTTCTTTACATAGACATAAAACTTCTTCTTACCATCATCACCGCGGAATGGCTTATTCAATTCGACCTTCTTACCTTGATATTCCGCTTCGGTAATATCATTGCTTAGGATCTTGTTAGAGGCTTCGATTAGAGATCGCATTATTTTTCTGCTAATTTTATGTATGCGCTAGAATCAGAGGTTGAACTACCAGCGTAGTTAACAAGCTGAGTGACAAATTGATCGGCCTTCTTGCCTCCAGCCGCTAAGATGTTAAGAACGTGCAATCCTCCGAGTTTGCCATGAACCCAGACATCTGCTCCTTTTTTCAGCTTCTCAAGTTCTTCAACAACTTGATCAATAGAGATTCTCTTATCATGTTTTTGTAGCATTGATGTAAAACTCTTAAGTGCCTTTTCATCACCTGCTACGATCGCTTTAGCTTCCTTCTTGAGGTCGCTATTCTTAGGCAAGAGCTTCTTTCCATAGACTCTATAAGCTGCATCCTGCATTACTCCCCAAGATGCACCCCCGCC